GAAGGTGTTGAGTGGGTTTGGAATAATGGCGTTATTTGTCAGCAAGTAATTGAAAAAATGGAGACTGAAATTAGAACCGCTCCGAAAAAGCATCTCTACGAGGCGCAGGTTCGTGAGTTTAAAAATTTCCTCTCGTTACTCAAATCAAAATAAAAGGGGTAATACGCATGTCAAATGATATGAATGTTGAACTTCCTATTGATGACGAATCATTAGAGGAAGCACAAGCTCAACAAATGCCTGTTGGTACGGAAGATGATTCTATCAAATCCGTAGAGAAAGCTGAAGGTGGCGTCAAAAAACAGCAACCTGCTCGTAAAGGCGACAAGTTAACTGCCAAGGATGAACCCTCTGGCAAACCGAAAAGCAAAGCAGGAATGGTAAACGCTGCTTACAAAGCGATGTCTTCTATGAAAAAAGAAGATCTCGAGGATCTCCTCGACGCTTTGGGGGTTGAAGAAATCGTTGAAGAAGAAGTTGAAATTGAAGAAACTTCTTATGACTTCACTGACGACTTGAACGCTCTTGTTGAATCAGAAGCAACGCTTTCTGATGAATTCAAAGCAAAAACCGCTGTTATCTTTGAAACCGCTATCAAATCCAAAATTGCGGAGGAAGTCTCCCGTTTGGAAGATGAATATCAAGAAAAACTCGAAGAAGGTCTTGCCGAAAGTCGTGACGACCTTGTCGAGAAAGTTGATAACTACCTCAACTATGTGGTTGAGCAGTGGATGGAAGAGAACAAACTCGCTGTAGAAACTGGTCTTCGCACTGAAATCGCTGAAGGGTTTATGAACTCTTTGCGTAATCTTTTCGAAGAATCTTACATCGATGTTCCCGAGTCCAAGGTTGACCTAGTTGATGAACTCGCTGCATCAGTCGAAGAGTTGGAAGAAAAACTCAACGCTCAGACTGGAGCAATTATGGAAATGACTGAGGCGCTCGAAAATTACCAGCGCGAATCTATTATTCGCGAAGCATCTGGTGATCTTGCTGAGACTCAGGTAGAAAAATTACGTTCGCTGGTTAGTTCTTTAGATTTTGAAGACGAAGAAGCATTTAGTTCTAAAGTAAAGACTGTTAAAGAGTCTTACTTCAAGAAGAATGTATCTTCTGAGTCAGAAGAAATCGTAGAAGATTGGGAAGGTTCAGCTGCTGAAACTCAACAAGTTTCTTCAGCAATGGATGCTTACCTCAGCGCAATTAAGAAATCAAACAAATCTTAACTAAGGAGTATTGAATGGAAATTTCATACGACAGATTAGTCGAGAAGTGGGCACCTGTACTAGACGAAGAATCTGCTGGTAAAATCCAAGATTCACATCGTCGTGCAGTAACTGCTGCTATCCTCGAAAACCAAGAAAAAGCGTTTGCTGAAGAACGCTCAATGATGACAGAAGCGCATCCTGGTAATGCGTTCGCTAACACTGCTGCTGGTCTGAACTCAGTAACTGGTGGCGTTGGATCTGCTGGTGCAGGTTGGGATCCCGTGATGATCGCTCTCGTTCGTCGCGCTATGCCTAACCTTATGGCATACGATCTTTGTGGTGTACAACCTATGACTGGTCCTACTGGTCTTATCTTCGCCATGAAGTCACGATACAAGACTACTCGTGGTGGTGCAACTGCTGACGCTGAAGCTTTGTTCGTTGAACCTCATGTACCTTATTCTGGTGACTCTTCGCTGGATATGGACAGTGAAGGCGAAGGCGGAAACAGAGGTCCTTCAGGTCTTAGCGGTGTAACCAACACTAACCCTGGCGCTGGTGACTCATCTATTGCTGATGAAACCACAACCGTATCAGGTTTGGGTACTCCTCCTGCTTCTGCTGCTATGCCTACGGTTGATGCCGAATCACTCGGTACTGTTGGCGGTTCAGCGTTTGCAGAAATGGGTTTCACGATCGAGAAAGCAACCGTAACGGCTCGCTCTCGTGCACTGAAAGCAGAATACACCTTAGAATTGGCACAAGACTTGAAAGCGATTCATGGTCTTGACGCTGAAACTGAGTTGGCAAACATTCTGTCAACGGAAATTCTTGCTGAAATTAACCGCGAAGTAATTCGTACGATTAATTCACAAGCAAAAATCGGTTGTCTACAGTCTAACGTAACCACTAAAGGTATCTTCGATCTTTCAACTGACGCCGATGGTCGTTGGTCAGTTGAAAAGTTCAAGGGTCTCGTCGTACAACTCGAGCGCGAAGCAAACGTTATCGCTAAGCAAACTCGTCGCGGTAAGGGTAACATGATCGTTTGTTCATCAGACGTCGCTACTGCTCTTTCTGCTGCTGGTATGCTCGATTATTCTCCCGCTCTTTCTACTTCTTTGCAAGTAGATGACACTGGTAACACTTTTGCTGGTGTATTGAACGGTCGTACTCGTGTTTACATCGATCCTTATGCAGTTGCTGACTATGTAACTGTTGGTTATAAGGGTTCTAACCCCTATGACGCTGGTGTGTTCTACTGCCCTTACGTCCCTCTCCAGATGGTACGTGCGGTTGGTGAGAATGATTTCCAGCCTCGCATCGGGTTTAAGACTCGTTACGGAATGGCGTCAAACCCATTCGTAGGTGCTGCACCTGCTGACGGTCTTGCTGCTGCTCGTAGCAACCAATACTACAGAATCTTCCGAGTTGACAATATTCTCG